GAATAAGCGTGTTGAACGGAAACAAAACGCTGTGGATGCTGCTCCAGCCACTGTTGCATTGGCCCAGAATAACTTTATGGCAGCTGATCCCCTTCGTGTGATTGATAAGGGTGATGATTCCTGGGAAAGACAAGGATCCGAAATATTTATTCGGTGGATGGTCCTTAAAGGTTGGTTTGTCAACCGTAGTGAATTTGCTGCTCCCGGTATGATTCGTACCGTCAAGATAAGGGTTATGCTTATAAAGCATTTAAATAATTTGGCTGTTGTTGCTGCTCCTGCGAGTACTTTTGGGAATATCAGTACAACTGATTTAATATCCACTTTGTTTGTTGAGGATCCTACATCGACTGTTCCTTTAGAATCAGTTCATAATATTGTGGATCATCGGCAGAAACGTTATCAGGTGTTATATGATAGGATTTTTACTAACACTCAGGAGTTTGTTTCAACTACTGTTAATCTTCGTCCTAAGGCTAAAGCGTTTAGGTGTGCCGTTAGGATTAATAGGAAGATAAAGTATGATGATTTAGAAGCTGCTGCTCCTTATAATATGGAAGGATGGTCGTATACTTGGGTTATAATATCCTGGGCTCCTTTTGAAACTAGTGCAACCAATATTGGTGGACTTGGTGTAGCTAGTTTTGTTTATTTCAATGATAGTTAAAATAAAACCCTTTTTGGATCTACCTAGCAGTCTATCATTCCCAGTGTGCGGGAGGCCTGAGGTGCGGGGGGGGTCCCCCAGGGGGGGGGCCCGCACGAAGGCCGTGACGCACTGTTTGAAAGGATCAAATTTATATATTTAGGTCTTGGAAAGGAATAGGATTATTATTGGGTAATACAGAAGAGGTAACAGATAAAAAGTTTACATTGACTCTTAACCAGTCGGATTCTTCCGGATCAAAGGTAGGTAAAGTATTGGTGGTGATAATGACGGGAACGCCTAATTTAAAGATTTTTTTTGATCGGTATTTGTCTGTAAGGGAAACGTCTTGTTGGAGGCCTAGAATGGCTTTATAATTCCATTTGAGGATATTCCAGGGGACGTCGTCGATGATTCCGTATGAGGCTTCGTCGGCAATGGAGTCGACGTTCCAGTTTTGATTCATATACCAGTGTGTTCCTAGGCTGCGGGCAAGACTCGTTTTCCCCATCCTTGATGCACCCACGATCCACAAGCTCCGCATATGAGTCCGGTCTCCACGACGGTGGTTGGAAATAAGTCCTTGATAGCCAAGCATTCGCCCGTTGTCGGAGGCCGTAAGAGAGAAAGACGATATTTCGTATAAGGGCAAGAACACTTTAGATCGAACCACTTTGAGATGATAGTAGGATTGCAAGGAAGGGATTGATCGGAGGAGGCCCGGATCCACTCCAAGAGATGCGTCGATTGCTTCGGTTGCTGTCTTACCTTCTTCGATTGCTTGTTGGATTGCTTTGAGTGCTCGTTGAGATTTGGATTCGAGTTCCCCTGGGTCAAAGTTGGTGAAGGGCTCCTTGTCCTCTTTGGTGCAATACTTAATCCAGTGTGAAGTTGCTCTGCAAGCACTGACGTTGGGGTGATTTCCCTCAAAGTCGAAGAATCTTGGGTCTCTGATGTTTGGCTTGCTGTCCCATTTGAGGTAGCAGTGAAAATGGATTCCTCCGTCAGCGTGAGACTCTTGTCCGATGAGAAGCTTGGAGACCTTGTGTGTACCATGTGTGAGTTGTAGAAGGTGTTCGTAAAGGTTTTGTTTAGAAGATGTACACTGTGGATATGTAAGGGAGATGTTGATAGCGTTAATTCGGAAGGACATTTTAAGTGGGATAGGTTAATATTACCCTATCCCACGCCAGCGCCATAGCGCCAATTTATAGGTATAAATTTGTCCGGTGGCTTAGTTTTGATCATCTCTCTCTAAGCCACCATGCCTTATCGTCGTTCTTACCGTTCACGTAGATTCTCTTATCGCAAACGATCTTATCGTCGTAGATATGGTATGTCTCGCCGTTTTCGTGGTACCAAACGTATTTTTCGTGTGGCGAAGTCAGCCGCAAAAGTTGTTTTGAATAAGCGTGTTGAACGGAAACAAAACGCTGTGGATGCTGCTCCAGCCACTGTTGCATTGGCCCAGAATAACTTTATGGCAGCTGATCCCCTTCGTGTGATTGATAAGGGTGATGATTCC